AGAATTTTGTTTTACATGATAAGCATTGATAATTATATTCAGGCATTCGTTTTCTCCTCTAAAATTTTGTCTAATTCTTCTGGTTTGACAATCTCAAACCTTGTTAAAAAATAAGTATATCCAGTTCCAGTTGGAACATATCTTCCATCTACAAGCGTAGTATTTTCTTTTCGATCTATCCAGTTTTTTGAACATCGTATAACATCTCCGCTTGCAAATGGGTTCGCAAAATATGGCTTTTTATATACTTTTAATGACCCTTGCTTTGCAGATCTTAAGTTATATCCCTCGAATCTTGGGGCGTATTTTAGGCTAATATCTTTGACATAAAAATATTGATAATCTCCCTGGAGTTTGGGAAACATAGATTGAATAGATCCTAAAATCTCAAACTCATTAGATAATTGTTGAGAAAAATCAATTCTCTTATTAGGTAAGTTATCCCAAATATTCTTAAGCGCTTCTAGTCTTTTTATTTTTGTTTTTTCTATATATGATTTTTTATATTTATTTTCTCCATTGATAAACTCATCGTATATAGACATTAACTTTTGGTTGAATCCAAATTTTTCAAAATAATTCAACTTTATAAGTGTCAACCATTTACTAGAAAGATATCCATTTTCTTCTGCATATACTAATAAATCTAAGAAATTATCACCTACAAAATTTTGAGACAATTCATAAAATTGTTCTCCTACTTTATTACCAAAACCTTTGAGCACTTTCATAGATTGTGAAATTTCTTTTGTTTGTGTATTGCCAACAATCTTTCTGTTGTCTTGGTTGAATTTGAGTGGGGGGAATTGAATTCTATAAGCTTCTTGTGCTTCTATTTTTACTTCTGCCAGCCTGTCCTTATCTGCATCCTCTTCCAAAATATTTAAGAATACTTCATAAAATTCAAGAGGATAATGAGATTTTAAATATGCGCCATAAAGAGAATCTCCTGCCACGCTATAAGAATGGCTTGCATTAAAACTATATTGACTAGAATCATTAATAATTTGCCAAGTCATTGAAGCAATTTTTTTAGATTCTTGAGCATCGGTTTGTTCTTCTTCTGATAACTTTCTTTTCATCCCAACAACAAATTGATCTTTGTATTTCTTTACTTTTTCAACACGCTTTTTTGCAATGTTTTTGATGATTTCATATGTTTTTGAAATAGGAATGCTACTATATCCCATAACTTGCATGGCATTTTCTTGATATAACATAAAACTATAAGGAAACTCATTAGTTTGAATTAAGTTGTCGAGCGATTTGATGCCATATTCAAAAGGCATACGACTTTCAAAAAGAGCATAATTGGACTTAAATCCTGGCCTAATGGCAGCGACGAAAGCACTCAATTCTGAAATGTTTTGTGGCTTATATTTTGTTGCCCTGCCTCTCGTACCAGATTGTTCAAATTGATTAATCCCTTTTGTCCATCCGTTAGAATATACTTCCCATACTTTTTTATTATCTTTGCACAAATCAATAAGTTCTGGTAATGTATGAGGTTCGATTCCAATTCTATGATAAGTATCATATATCAATTTGACAACACTGACTTTCAATAAATCATTTTTTAATAGCTTATAATTCTCGGCAAACAATCCATCACAACAGGCACAAATATGTTCAACGTTGCCTGTCTTTATTTTTATTAATCCAAATTCTTCACGAATATCACCATGATTGAAGATGATGTAACCGCAAGGATGCGGAGTTAACGAGTTGACTAATCCCAAATATTTTTTGCTCTCATTAAATATTTGATGATATTTTGGTTCGATATAATCTAAAACATCTAGCAATTCTTTTTCTTCTTCATTATCAATATGTTTTAAATCCATTTCATATTTTTGTAATTGTTCAGAAACTTCGTTTGCGGTTTCAAAATCAATATTGGAAATACGAGAATATAATTTCCAAGCGCCTGAAGCTTTTACGGTTCCAAATGCTATCATGGGATAACTGTGTCCATCGCCCAAAATATCATTTTGCGCCTGTGCAAAAACTTCAGGATTACCTAAATTGAAATCAATATCGGGCAAGCTTTTGGTTTCTAGTAGTCTCTCGGCAGAAATAAAACGTTCTGGAAATAATTTGACACTAGCAGAGATTCTATCAATGGTTGTAAATCCAAGCAATTTGGATAAGTAAAAACTTGGTGCAGATCCTCTTCCGGTCAATGTAATCTGGCCGCCCAATTCTTTTCCATGTTTGATTACTTCATAATCCAACAAAAAATAATCAGCCATGTTGGTAATAAACACAGTGTCTAATTCTTTTCGAATTTCTTCTTCATATAATTGATGTTTTTCGCTATCAACATTTTTCTTTTCTTTTGTCCATTGTTCCCAAATAAGACTTTCAAGAATTTGGTTTTTTTCTTCTTGGGAATTCATTGGATATAGAGTAGGCAATTTAATAATTTCTGGATTAAAAACTACAGAAGTATATGGTTCAACTTTTTCAAAAATGTTTGTATTACTCAATGCTTCTTGAATTTGTTCATTATTTAAAATACCTTGATTTTGAAATCTCTCAACGGCTTCGTCGTATGACGGCCAATCAAGATACCAATTATTTTCCTCAGGATATTCAATGCCACGCGATAATAAATAATCATCTCTTTCTTGATATTGATTTTCAAAAATGAGATGACTATCCATTCCCGCTATGATTTGGACATTATATTTTTTTGATAAATCTAATATTTGTGCATTTAATATTTTTTGAGATTCAACATTATGATTTTGAACTTCTAAATAAAAATTTTCGCCAAAATAATCATGCAACTGTGAAACAATGGATTCAGAATCATCGTATTTCCAAGGCAATCCGGCAATACATGCGCTTGTAATCCACACATCATTTTGCGGTAGTGTAAACAATAATTCTAAATCTATTCTTGCTTTATAGTAAAAACCGGAAATGTTTGCTTCACTAAGAATACGATTGATTGCTTTGCGTCCATTTTCGTTTTTTGCAAGTAAAATCAAATGTGCGTTCGTTCTATCTTTTTCAAAACGATTTTTTACTATATAAACTTCTGCACCCAATAATGGTTTTAGTTCAAATTCTTGAGCAAGTTCTATGGTCTCAATAACCCTTCCACACCAACCATGCTCTACGCCGCTTAAAACTTTTTGTTCTAGTTCTGAAGCACGAAGAGCACGATCTCTATTAGAAATTGTGCTATCTGGGGTTGAAATATTGCTCATTGATGAGTGACAGTGGTAGTTTATATAATTCATATATTCCTTTCAATCTATATCTTTGTGAATGCAATTTTCACTATAAGAACAAAAATTCAAACAGAAAAACTTATTGCTAGTATTTGCAGGAAAATCTTTCTCATTTTTGATTTCTTCTATTTCTGTCAAAAATTTTTGCAAATTATTAAATGCTTTTTCTGGACTTACTGCAAACTTTTCAATTTTATTATATCGCACAAACCATAACCACATCTGGTTTACTTCTATTTGTTTTTCTGCCCACAGTAAAGACGCATATAACTGAAGCTGCCTTGCATATGGTAAGATTTTGTCTTTTTTGATTGTGCCATTTGGCTGATAAGGATTAGATGTTTTATAATCCATCAAAATGATATTTTCGGTTTTCTTATCTTTAAGTACTAAGTCAGGCTTGATAACAAACATGATTTTATTGATGGCTGTTTCTACCTTGTCTTCTACGTTTAAGATTTCATAATCATCTCTAGAAAAATCAAAATTAGAAAAGAAAGTTATTCCGTCTTGATAATATTTTTCTCCAATGCCTTTTGGGAACGGAGGTTCATCAGAAATAACAATTTTAGAATAATTTTCTTTATAATAATCTAGCATCTGATAAGGCTCTAATTCATATTTGAAATATTTTTCTAGAGTTTCGTGAAATATTAATCCTACTTCCGCATAGAATCCGCTCTTTCTTTCAATTTTTTCTAGATAAATCTTTTTCCACAATAATTTACAAGTTTCAAAAGTAGAAAGATTGCTATAACTAAATACCATATTTTTTATTGTGTCGTTGTAGTCTGTCATTTATTTCATTATCTCCGGTGTTAAGCTGTCTGATTCTTCTTGTGTCAAATCTCTAAACAATGTTCTTTCTCCTTCAAATTTGACATTGACACATCCAGTAGCACCATCTCTGTGCTTTACAATCCATAATTTACTTTCCTTGATAATCTTTTCTTCCATTTTGTGTGTAATCATAATAATTAAACTAGGAGCGCCCTCACCACTTTGCGTTAAATCAGATGATTTTGGTTCTTTGTCTGCTCCTCTTTGTACACTTTCAATAGAACGGTTCATTTGTTGAATTATGATAATCGGAATATCAAATTCAATAGCCATATTTTTGAATTGATAACTCATTCTATCAATACGAACATATTCTTGTTCTCCAGGCATTCTATCTGTGATTAATGCTAATTGATCTACAATAATTACATCAACACCCATTTCTTTCATCTTACGCATTTTATTCCGTAATAAAGGAATGGAAATATTTCCCGTATCGTCTAAATAAATTTTATTAGATTCCTTTATTAGTGCAACTGCTTTTCTGTATTTTTCTTCCTCATCATCATGTATTTTTCCCATTTTCAATCGCAATGCTGGAATACCAGAAATTGCGGCAATTAGTCTTTGTGTATATTCTGTGCTACTCATTTCTAATGTAAATATACCAACACTTTTTGAAAATGGGGCGCTATGAATTCCAATATTCAGTGCCATAGTAAGAGCCAAAGATGATTTCCCCATTCCCGCTCTAGCGGCAATGGTTACTAATTCACCAGGAAACAATCCACCTATTTTTGCGTCTAAAGATTTGATGCCTGTCTCTATATATCTTTTGCTACTCTTTTTGGCGCTTTCTGTTTCTTGTACGGCTTTGTCTACCGCCATGCTAATTGGCATAATGGATTTTGTATTTATTCCACTATATGCAGCCACTTTTCCAAGTTCTGCTTCCAGATTTGTAATAACGTCAATTGAACTATTGCCTTGATTAATCCAATCATTAGATTTTGTGGTAACTTCTTGAATTTTTCTTTTGCTTGAATCATCTCTAACTCGATATGCATATGTTTCAGCACTATCAATATTTACACCATCTTTTTCTTGTATCCATTTTATTCCATCAGACGATACGAATTTTCCATCAACAGTTGAAAATCTTTCAAGAGTTCCCAAACGTTGCATTTCATCAATTGTTGTCAATAAATCAATGTTAGCGTTTCTATCATATAATTTTTGAAATGCATACCATACCCACGAATAAGGTTCAAACCAAAAATCTTTATAAACACAAATGTCTTTTAAAATCTTGAAACTTTCACCGTCTTTTAAAACACAACTAATAAGTGATTCTTCCATTTCAGAAGAAAAAATATTATTCGGCAATGTTCTCTCCTATTTTATTTATTTTTAGACCAATAAAACAAACTTCCAAGTCCAAGATCCTTTGGTGAAAATGTCTCCCATTTATCTTCACAACATCCTTCTTCATACTTTGTAGAATTTTTTGACCATTCGTCCCAAAGAGATAGTCCTGCATCTCCAAGGCTATACAAAGAAAGCCCAACTTGTATCCATTCTTGATATGAATCATAAAAATATTTTGGCAACGCATCTAATGCTTTTTTTACTCTTTGGATATTTTCTTC